AACGTTCATTTATATAAATTCGTTTATTAGAAGTGTCTATATTACATTCTATTAAAGTTGTAGGATCGTTACTAAATCCAAAATCTTGACCGAATACAGATTTAGAAACTTGTTCGTATTTTCCGATTGTCCAATTACTAAAAATAACCCCCTCAGCTTTATCTAACCAACCACCTAATATTTGGTGCTTATACTTTTCTGGTCGCCTTAGCTTTATATTTTCAATCTGATTTATAAAACTTTCGGATAGGTTTTCGATATTGTCTTTATACGTTGTATGTATATAAGTAGTATCGCCTTTGATTAAATTGCTCCCAGATTGTATTCCTTTGTCCTCAAAGAATTTCTTATAAATAAAATGTTCTTTTGTTGCTGGGTTTAAAACTAACAAAACTCTGTTTTGTATTCCTTTTGTTCTTATACTAAAATCTATCTTTTCAAATATTCCCTCGTCAGTTAGTTCTTCAGCTTCATCCAATACCCAAGTTGTAACCCCAGCTAATGATTTTAAGTTTGCAGTTTGTGTTCCGCTTGATGTTTTAATACCTTTAAATATGATTTTCGACCCTGTTTTTTTATTTATGATTTCGTCTTTCGTTATATAAAATTCGTGGCTTAAATTAGCTGTTTCAATCTTGTCTATAAATTCTGGAATAATAGAAACGTTTGCAGATGTTAAAGTATATCGTGTAAATAATATTACGTGACCAACTTCGTAAGTAAGCAAAAGCAAAAAGGAGTTCAAAGAATATGATTTCCCAGAACCCCTGCCACCAGTTATTACAAAATATCTACTATTAGATCCAAGTAGATTATACTTTTCATTCAGATTTATTTCCAATTTTAAATATATCTTTTATATTAAAGTCGTTTACGTTGTGAGTAGCTTCAATAGTTTCTTTTGGTTTGCCAAATAAATGCTCTGAAATAAATATTTGTCCTCTTTGACTTTCTAATAAAGTATGAACAAGTTTTTCTTTTGCTTCTATATCTGTATCAACTTTATAAAAAGTCTTTAAAGCGTTTGAAAAAATAGTATTTACCTTTTCTTCATCTGCTTTCGGTTTACGCCCTGAACCTTCTATTTTACCACCTTTACCTGCCATTGAAAAAAGTTTTGGTTAATCAATTATTTTATATTCATTATAAATTTTCCTTAATTCATCAAGTTTACCTTTCCAGCAACTTGCACAAGAACTGATTTGCAATCTAAAATTAAACACATTAAAATAGATATCAGATATTTCTTTTTGTTCGTCTGGCGTTAATGTAGTTTGCGAAGCGGACAAATACTTTGTTAATTTAGAATAGTCAGTTTCATTCAAACAATTAACTTTTTCATTATAAGGAAACAATTTATTTAGCGTTTCTTTTCTTTGATCGCAGTTACAATCTACTCCTGTAATTTCACTAAATTTATCTACAACTTTTTTTATACCAATAGCAGTTGTAATTTTTTCCACTGTATCACCTAACCCTTGTGATTTTCTTACTCTTTTAGCCATTTTAAATTTTTATTAAGTTATATTTATTATCGTTATCTTTTATAAATCTTCTTACTACAGAATAATTATATTCTAATGCCTCACAGGCATCTTTAATAGTATCAAAATAAATGCCTGTTTGTAAATGTAAAACTTTTTTAGCAGAAGGATTTTTACTTCCCTCCTGATTTCTTACACCTAACTTACAATTATATATTTTTTGAAACTCTAATTCTTTTTCTAATGCTTCTTTTAAATCCATAGTAACATATAAAATATTTACACAGTCGTTATCTACAGAAAAACCACTTTTACTTGAATGTTTAAGTAATCTTTTTTTTAAATTAGTAGTAACACCTATATAATTATCAAGAATCAAATGATAAATAATAAATTCTTTTCCTAAAATTTTTTGTAATTTACACATAATTTATAATTTTATGTAATCTTTATAATCCTGTTCAAACTTAGTATTTAATATTTCTTTATAGTTTTTTATCGAGTGGAATATAGATATTAAACTGATGTTAGTTTCTTTTGCAATATCCCTCATTGACATATCTGAATCACGATAAAGTTTAAACAGTTTACGATCGTACCAGTGCCAGGTTTCTAATTCTTTATCAATCATTAAACAAATATCATTATAAGCCTCGTGTTCTTCTAAATTAGAATCGTCGAATATTTCCCACTGCTCATCAAAAGATACTTTATTAACTTTTTTCTTTTTATTATAAAATTGATAGTAAAGTGATCGTAAAGTAAAAAACATATATCCTTTTCTAACGTTGCCATTTTCATCAATTAGTTTTTTTTCATCGGCATATTTTATCAATGCCATATAACTTTCTTGGACTATATCCTCAGCATAATCTGTTTCACCAAGTTTGTAGATAACTTCTACCCATTCTTTGTGATGTTTCGCTACCTGTTCAATCCATTTATAATCTGCCATATTTTAAAAAACCTCCCCAACAGGGTCTCAGTGTATTGAGGAGGTAAAATTAATTAATTATGAAACAGTTACAAATATATAAATTTATTTTAACATCTGATAAAAAATATCATTATAATCAAATTCAAACGAAACAAGCCCTCCTTTTTCATCAAGATATCTAAATGTATGCACCCAATGCCAACGCTCAACCCTATCGATATATTTGCTCGGGAGCTGTAAATTCTTTGCTGTGCCACTTAATCGAAACGGTCTTCCGGTTGGTGAAATTTGAGTTTCAAAGTTTAAATATAAACGGGTCTTTTTTATCGTAATTTGTGGCGAAGCTTGTCCAGACATAACATTCTATTTTTTTATTTCTTAATTCGTTTATTCGATACCGCTGTATCTCTGATAATTTCCCGTGCTCTTGTTTTACTTCTACAAAGATTGTTCTACTTTCTTTGACTGCCAATAAATCCATTATACCGGATTTATTTGTTTTTATAAGTTTTAAGACAAAAAAACCTTCCTGCTCTAATCTTTTTATAATTTTAGATTGTATCTGTTGTTCTAACATTTTTATATGTTTTAAATAATTTTATATCACTTATAGACCCTTGACAAATATTATATTTTTCAGATAAAAAGCGTTGTGTTTCATTACTATTTCTTATTAAAATAACATCCTCTATTGTTAATTTTGAACGATAATGATTTACTCCAGAAATATTATTTAAACCTGTTTCTCTAGCGTGTAATAAATTTTCTTTAGCAGTACACCATTCTAAATTTTCAACTCTATTATCCGATTTTATACCATTAATATGATTTATTTGTGGTTTATTATCAGTATTTAATATAAATGCTTTAGCTACCAAACGATGAATTAATTTATGTCTATTTTTACCATTGATAACAAAAGTATAATATTTATATCCTTTTTTATCAGACCAATAATTACAAATTCTTTCAGGATATTTTTTAAAAGTACATCCGAATTTTGTAGTTATTTCTAATCCTTTTAACCTGCCTAAATTTGAAATTTCATAATTTTCAAATCCTTCTATTGTTTTCCAAACTTCCATAAATGTAAAAACCACCAAATCAAAAGGTCGTCGTCTTTATCATTGGTGGAATTTTATAATATTGTTATTGTAGCGACGACTCTACTAATACAAATATACAAATTATATTTTAATAAAAAAAACATTCCTGTTGGTCTTTATTAACTTAACTACGAAAAAACCGTGCGCTTCGAGTTGTGTTATTATTTTCTTTTGAATTTTCGATTCCATAATCTTTTTTAAATAAGTTTAATGTATAATCTTTTTTACCTAAAACCGTTTTATAAATTTTAGATTCAATACCGTCTTTTGAAAATATCCAAAACAAAGTATTTTCTTTTCGCTCCATAGTTGTCATCCGATCCTTGAACTGGAAGTAAGTAGTTGCGCTAAAATCAATATTCAAAGCTACGATATAATCAGCCTTTTTCAATGATAATCCTTCACGCCCAGAAATGAATTGCAAGGCTATCCATTTATCTGAATTGTCAAATTCTGCCAAATCAGTTGTAAGTTTGTCTTTCAATACTTCTTGGAGCATATTTAACTCTTCTTTAAATTTATAGAAAATCCCTATTTTATAATCTTTAAAGTTTTCTTTTATATACTCGGCTTTTGAATAGTCTAATATTTTTGAAGTTCCATCCTCAAATTTACAAGTTCCACTTGAAAGTTGGTGTATCTTTTGCATTAATTTAACACCCGTGTCGGCAAGGATAACCTGACCGTCGGTATTCTTTACTATTAAATTCTTTTTCAATCGCTCAATCACTAAATTAGTAATGGGTTTCATTTCGACTTCTAATATCATTTCATTAACCGTTGAGGTGAACCCTGCCTGTGCCTGTGTGAAAGTAAGCATAAAATATTTAATGCGTCTGTTTATATGTTTAATATCCGCATCGCTGTAATCGTTCACGGTTGCATATCCTAAATGTTTTGTTTTCACATTTACAAAATCTTTCGCCCATTTATAAAAATTAGAATATTCCTTAAAGGGCGAACTATCGGACAATTGCAAAGAGTGGAACCATTGCGAGTGGCTCTCGGGTGTTGGCGTTCCCGATAGCAATATCATAGGCAAGTGACTGTATTTTGCCCTTGCATCTTTTTGATATTTGCTTGGCTTCGGGTATGCGCTAAAACCGTGGAACTCATCGTAAATGATTAAATCAAAATCTTGGTCCACCTTATGCAAACTTTCTTTATTAATAATCGTTAATTTAAAATCAAATCCAAAATTATCATAATCCCATTGAATAGACGAAAACGCCTTAATCTTTGTGACAAACAGTACAGACTTCGCCCCGTAATTCTGTGCGGTTTGAAGTGCTGTTAATGTTTTGCCAGTTCTGACTTCCATCGCCAATACAACTATGTTTTTAATCTTTAAAATTTCAGTCGCATCGTTTGAAAGTTTTATTTGATAGTCTCTTAGTTTCATAATTAAAATATTATATCGTCGTTAATATCTTCTTTGCTTTCAAATCCAGATACTGAAAATTTACGAATACCTCCGTTAGTAGTGTCCTCTCTTTTCCATTGTTTGTAATCAAAATACATACCTAACCAACGACCAAACCAACTAATATTCATTTGTCTTGGCACCTCTCGAGTTCCATCAGCATAGCTTTGCATTATTTCTTTTGTAGTATAAAAATGGTCTGACTTCCAAAGGTATTCATTCTCGCAAAAATCATAAAAATCCTCGCAAGTATTGGCTATTAATTTTTTAGTTTTACCTGTTTTCAATTCTGAATAAATTAAACCGTGTTTAAAATATTTTTGAATATTTGAAATCATATAAGAAAAAAAACAATCCCATTCGTGTTTATTCCAACCAGTGAAAAATAATTTTCCAAACTCATTAACAGGTTTATATTTTTTTGAATAGTGCCTGTATAGTTCTATTTCTACTTTTCTGGCATCGTGTGAATCACCAACTCCAGAAAGTATATAATTTGAAGTAAACAATATCTTAGGACTTGTTTCAAATGGAATTTCAATAGGTTGCAAATTCTTTTTATTCAAAACTAAATTACCTGTAATAATACTAAATAGAGTTTCAAATTTAAAAGACCTCTCCATATCATCAAAGCAAATTATATTATCGTCTAAATTAATAGTTTGATATGGAAACTGCCCTTTGTTATTAAACTCTTTACCGTTCAAAGTAACCAGCTTCCTGCAGTTCCCAAGCGCTTTTGAAATTAAAGTTTTTCCAGTTCTCCCGCTTGGATTGTCGTTTAATGTTTCATCATAAAACACAATAGCCAAACCTTCATCAGACTTCTTATAATTGTTCAAAAGATAACCAATAGCACACTCAACAATCAAAGAACGTTTTTCATCTTTATTTGAAACGTTGTTTATAAATGTTTCAAAGTCTGACTTATCATTTATAAAAGTAAAATTATGTGGTATTATATTTTTCTGCCAAACAAAACCACCAATATTAATATAGTCGATTATTTCGGTTTTATTTTCAGTGACTTTTAAAACACCGTTTAAAAAAAACAAATAACTTTCTGTTTCATTATCCCGAACCATTGCCAAATCTTTTGTAGCTAAATGGTTAAGATAGTTTTCAGAAAATTTAGTAGTTGATTTTGCAAAGAAATTATAAACATTCATATCAACCTCAACAACGTGGTTTAAAACAAAGTCTTTTATATGCACTTCGTTTACCTCATTCATAATATTATTATAGACCTTTACAAATGTAAATTCTTTATCATTTAACTGAACTTTGTAAAAACCTCTATTTTCTAAAAATAATTTGAATTTATAATCATTCAATGATAGCTTACCGTTTTTATCAGTATCCCAAAATATTAAAAAATCATCTTCAAAATCAAAGTCTATAATTTCCTCAATATCGCCATCGTTTAATCCTTCTTTGCGAAATTCTTTTTTCGCTTTCTGAACCCCCTTTTTTAAAATTTCGTTAGCCTCTCTAATTTTATTATCATCAACTAAAACCATAGTGTCAAACTCGTTAGTCAATTTGTAACCTGACTTTATAATATTTTCTAATTCTGAATCATTCAATCCAGCAGAATAGTAATTCTTAAATAAAGACAAAGCCTCGTCTTTTTGCATACCTGCACGGTTTAATCCACACGCTAATTTAAAAAGATTGTTGTTTCTTTCTCCAGCATTTAATGTAAATTTACGATTAAACCATTTTATTATTACATCTACCTTTTTATTAGTATCAATAATTTGAAAATGTTTAGGATAATTTGTTTTTTGTGCTACCTCTGTATATTCTTTCATTAAAACCCATTCTTTTGAGTTTTCATTTATAAATAAATCAGGATCATAACTTTCGTAACAAACTCTCGAAATGTCTTTTGTTCCTAAATCTAATTTTGAATCAAATGTTTCACAAAGAGACTCGTAATACTTTTTATAATTTTGTATATCTTTTGGAACTTTTACAATAGCTTTAACCCCATCACCTGAAGGACTTATAAAAGCAGAGTAAATATACTCATTATCCTGCAAGCTATCACGTAAACAAATAGCATCGTCAAACGTTCCAACATCATCAAAATCTAAACAAGCAAATCCAGAGTGATTTATAATGTTTTTAACAGCTCGTCTTGAAAACTCACCTGAAAAGCAAATAGATTTTAGTTTTGCTTTTTCAATATTACGATCCTTTTTATCTTTAATTAATCTAATAGCATCAATTTTAGATTTGTTTGAACCATCTTTAAAAGAAAATAGTACATCGTTAATTTCTTTGTAGAAAGGATTTTCTACTTCTGTAATTTTTGAAAATATAGTAACCATTAGTTTATGTATTTATAAATATAAAAATCATTTTTTTGCTTAACGAAATCAAAACTCCATTCAAATTCGTCATAAGTGATAATTATATTCTCTGGTGGTTCGTCAAAACAAACTATACATCTTTGTAGTTCATTAAATGCTTTTTTGTGAATTTCTTTTTGAGCATCTTCAAAAGTGGCATCAAAATCAAAATCTGATTTGTTGATAATAAATAATTTCATAAATTAAAAATAAAAAAAAGGGATAAATCCACCAACTGCAACACTGGTTTCATTATCCCTTTTAGATTAATGTTTTCTTAAATGTTGCAGTGGTACAAATATATAAATAAAAACAATACAAAAAACAAAACAGCAAAAAAAAGCATAAAAAAAAATGCCTGCACCTTATTTTATTATACCTAACATATAAAAAAACAGCAAAACAGCATTTTTTTACTTTTCTAACTGAAAAATATTTTTTTATATACTTTTATAAATATATATAAAGATATAGCGTTTTTTTTGTGTTTTACTGTTTTGCTGTTTTAAATAAAAAAACCCACTCGGTCAGGAGTGGGTTTAAGAATGTTGCAGGGAAAATTAGAACGCACTACAACAAACTTATTTAAAATTCTAAATCATCTTCATCAATAACAGGCTCATCAATAACAGGCTCCGCTTTTACAAGATACGCTTTTAAATACGTTTCTAAAATAGCAAAAGCATCGTCTGCCATTGTATTCTCATTTTCTGAAAGCGACTTGTCAAACTTAAATTCTGGAGTGTAATACTTTACCGCTCCTTTTTTACCCTCAATTGCACTTGCAATCGTTACCCATTCTTCTGGAAGTCTTGATCTACCCTTTTGAGTAAAATTACCCCAAGATTGGCACGAAGCCCCTTTAAGTTGCAAATTAGCCAATGATCCATCCTCGAGCATAATATAAATTGATTTCACATAGTGCGCACCCGCTGCTTTTACTTTTTCTTTAATATCAGAATAAAGACCTTTTGCGATTTCATTCCCTTTAAACGGCTTTACGGTTAACGGCTCTTTACTGATGAATTTCACCTCGTTAGAATAAATCGCCGATTGGCAGGAATCAGACCAACCTTTCACGGTGTGCAACTCATCGAGTGCAAGGAATCGAAAAGGTAAAGGGATTGGAACGTTGACTTTGTTTTCTTTGTCATAAAATGAAAACGCTTTTTCGTTTGATTTCCAGTCAATAAATTTAGTTGCTGGATTGCTTTGTGGTTGAGCAAATGCGCTCTTTCTGTTTGAACTCATAATATTTATTTTTTATAGCTTCCAATGACGGGGCGGAAGCCTTACCCCTGTTATTATGATTTTGTAAATATACTAAATATATTTAATAATTGCAATTATTCTTTTACTATCAAAAAGTACATTAACATCTTGAATAGTATATCCGTCCATTCTTTTAGCATAAGTCTCTTTACTTACTTTCATTTCAAAATCTTCATAAGTATCATTAATTTGTTTCACTACTATTCCTACTTTCATAATTTTAAAATTTAATTGTTATTGATGATTTTCTCGGTGTTGTTGAAACTTTCGGTACTTGATTTCCATAAGCATCAAAAGTATCTTGTTTCTGTGCCATTTTCAGCTGTTCAGTCCGTGCGTCTAAATCCGCCTTAATTGTGGACCAGATTTCATCGTCTGCATAATTTACGGTATTGCCACCATTTACGGGCGAAAATTCAACTCCCAAAATAACCTGCTTTTCAGCGTCGATAATGTGACTTCTAAACTTTGCCATCGCACTTGAAACAACTTGCTCTAAACGGGCTAAATTCGCCCCTAATTGCATAATATCACAACTCCCATCATCCAGAACGGATTGGATTAGTTGCTCTCCAGTCTTTACAGCATCTTTCTTTGTAAAAGTGCTGTCGTACATAGCCACCATTTCTGCGGCTCTCATCTGAAAAAATTGTAATTTGCTCATAATTTAGTTTTTTAATTGGTTACAAACTTAAAAAATATATATACACTTTGTATATTATTTAACATTTTATTAACATAATCTATAATCACATTCATAACCCCGGGACAGCATCGCAAAAAGAGTATTACGGTGCATACCGTTGGCAACTGCACATTGTGTAATATTCTTAAACTTTTCGCCAGTGCTTATTTTCATTACTTCTTTTGTTTTGCCTTTTTTACAATATTGGATTGGATCGGATTTTTCAATCCTTGCAATTTCCGCCCAGTCGTCTTTGTCAAACTTGTTAAATTGTTTCATCCAAAGTTTATGCCCTTGGTCTTTTCTTAAAATGTCGATTGTTTCGTATAGTGATTTCATTTTTGTAGTTGTTTAATTAGTTCGTCTTTTTTAATTATACCATTTTCGTAATGGCAAATGATTTGATATTTTTCTATTATTTCGTTATATACAATTCGCACATTTTCTGGCAAATTATTCTTTTCGTAAATCGTCGGCTTCATAATTTTTTTCCGCAAGTTTGACAATGCTCTATTTGAAATTTTAAAAAGAAGTGCTCTCTTTCTAATTCGTAGTATTTTTTAATATCTGCAAAATACCTCGAAGCTTGTTGCAAATTAATTCTATCGTTATTAAATTGCACCCGTTCCATTTTCTTTTCAATTGATTTTAATTTTTGTTTCGGTGTCATTTTTTATTTATTTCGTTTTTAACTTCATTCCAAAAGTCGCTGTAATTAGACATCTTTTCTATTTTATTAACCGTTACTAAAGCGCATTTTTTAGCGATTGAAGTGCAAAGGATTTCGTTACCGCAATCTGTATCTTCATTCATTAATATTATACGATATTCATTTATTAAATTTTCAGCTTCTTTTTTTGGTGTCATAATCTTATTTTTTTTCTCACTATAACTTTTTTCTTGTGCTAATTTATAACCTTTAATAAAAGCCTCTCTTTCTATATCTTGAAACCTATCTAAAAAAGATTCTCTATTAGGATACAATTTTAACGCGGTTTCTTCAAGTGTTTCTTCTTTCATAATTGTTTTTTATAAATTTCTAATAGTTCTTTATAATCTTTAATAAGGTATAAATAAGAGGTATATTTTTCTACTTTACAAATCATCCAATCTGCAAATCCAATAGCTAATTCATCTTGCTGTTTATTTTCCATTTCTTTAGCTTGATGTTGCAAATTGTCAAGGTTGGTGAATGTCAATTGTTTGTTTGCATCAAAATAACCTTGTTTAAGCATTTCATCTACTAACCACTCTACTGCTGTTTTCATAATTTCTCAAATATTCGTCGCACAATATACCCTCTCAAAATAGAAACGATAAAGAATACGGCTGTTATTATTAAATTTTGCGTGAAAGACACTGGTATTCCCAATATCGGATATAGTACCACTTGAAGCACTATTGAAGTTCCAAGCCCGATGATCGTTTGAACGGTGCTCTCAACTAAAGATTTTTGTTTTGATTGTTTCATAATTTTAAAATGGTGTTTTAATTTGTTTAGGTATTAATTCTTTGTACTCTTTTTTAATTTTTTCTTTGATTGCTTCACGAATAAAATGCCCTACATCTATATTGTAAGACTTCATTTTTTGAAGTGTGGCTAATTGCGAATCAGTAATCCTTATAACCTTTGTTTTCGTGTATAGTTTCATAATTGTAATACATTTATAAGTGTTAGCGATTAGTTATGAGCCATCTTAAAGACGACCCTACAACTTCGACAGCCATTGTTTATAAATTTGATTTGCTATTTGTGCAGTCATAATTGGAGGCACAGACATACCTATTAAATATTCAGGTTTATTTCCGTTAAAATTATAATCTAAAGGATAACTCCCGCTACTACATAGCTCATCAAAATTTCTGTATCTTGGATAATCAAATAGGCAACATTGGTCATTACCTAAAATTGTATTTATTGTTCCATTCATATAAATAAATTTATGTCCAAAATGTAAAAACTTTTTTCCATTCTCTCTTTCATTTATTATTTCAAAACTCATATCCCCTTTTTTTCTTAAATCCCAAATAACTTTCATATTTTCAGAAAGTGGTCTATCTGTGTAATCTTTAAAAATTTCACTAAACTTTATTTTTGGCTCATTAAAATTTAATTCAAGTTTTGGCACTTCCGTAAACATATCAGCAAAATGTAAAAATGGTTTTGCTAAATCTTTTCTTAATGCTATAAAAAATACTCGTTCCCTTTTTTGTGGCACACCCATTTTTGAAGCATCTAATAAAAAGTGTTGGCAATAGTATCCAGCTTCATCAAATTCTTTGTAAATCTTAATTACATATTGTTTTGCATCGCCTAAAAGCAATCCTTTTACGTTTTCAGCAACTACTACTTTTGGTTGCAGTTCTTTTGCTAAATCAATAAAATCAAAAAACAAAGTATCTAAAACCTGCATTGCCTGTCCTTCTCTAAAAACTTTATCTTTGCCCCAATCCTTTTCACGATTTCCGGCCATTGAAAAACTACTGCAAGGCGGTGAACCATCCAAAATATCTAAATTGTATAATTCATCAGGCAAATCAGCTCTTAATTTAAAGGTTTGTATTGGCTCTAAATAAGCATATTTTGGATTATGGTTAGCTTTGTATGCTTCAATCATTTTAGGGTCAATTTCGTTGCATCCTAAAACATCAAAACCAGCTAATTTATAACCCATTGTTGAACCACCACCACAAGCAAAACAACTAAATACTTTGCCTTTGTCTTTTGTAAATTTTGCATCTTTTAAAGTCCACTTATAAGGAAATAAATGCAAAGACGGCTCATAACACGTGCTATAAGAAATAGCGGGTTCGGTGCTTTCTGAAAGTTCAGGTGTATTTTTAAAATCAGTCATAAATTTAAAGTTTAGTTTTTATTAATCCGCTACTTCTCATAGCACCATACGTTATGCCTAATACTACAATATTAGTAACCATAGACATTATAGTTTTCTATTTGGTTTATTTTTAAATAAACTGAACAAGATTTTATATATTCTTCAACTCCTTTTATTTTATGAGTAATTTTAAAATTAGTTGTAATTATATCTTCTACTTCAAAAACTACTGGTATATTTCTATTTGATAAAAACGTTTTAATTTCATCAGGCAAATCCCCGTATTCCATTAAGTGTATTTTCTCTCCTTTTAACGGAACTCTAAAAGACCTTAGGCTTATACTGTAATTGTTTTTTATAAATCCACGTTTCTGAAATGTTTTATAAATTTTATTTGTTGGATTTATAAATAGTGTAATATTGAAAATTGTACTCATAATTTTTATTTGTTTAGTTAATATTTACTTTTGCCGTACTAAGCATAACAGCAGTTACACAATACCAGCCGAATCAACGCAACCGTATAGGCTGGCATCGTATAGCCACAGAACGTTAGCAGTAATTATACCAACCAATCCGCAAGAAGTTCGGCGGAAACTACTTCACCGAAGTTGCATCTTTTTATTGGTACTCTAAATTCTATTATTTCTTCAACTCCATCTATAACTATTTGTGTTGAATAGTTTTTAAAACCATCAATTTCGTAATTAAAATCGGCTTCTGCTTTTTGTTTTATAATCTCTTTTTTAATTTCTGTTTTGTTCATAATAAATCTAATAAATAACTACTGCTAACAACGGTTATACAATAGTTGGGTTAATTGTTTAATTTAAAGTCTGTTTTGTGTCGGGATAATTTGTTTTAATCGGAAAAATAACGGCTATCTAATCCCAACCATCGTATAGCCGTCGAACGTTATCATCAACCGTTGGAGTCGCTATCGTTTTGAGTTTTAAACATTTTTAATAATTCATTATAATTTATTTCTTCATTCTTTTCTGGATGGTAATCAGTTAGGTTTTGAAACCATTTTGTAAAATTAATTGCGAAAACATCCGCTTTTTCATTTATTAATTCAGTTACTTTTGACGCTGAAATTTCATCCTCATTATAATGAGAATATAAGATGTCATTTAGTTCTGCTTGCTTTATTGCTTTCATTTGAATATATTTTTAAATTAGTGTTTAGTGGTATGCTGATAACAGCGGTTACATTTCAGCAGCCAAAACTTTGTTTGTCCATAGGCTGCCGAAACTGTAGCCGCAGAACGTTATATTCCAGCTTCTATATTATCGCCAAAAACTTCCTGATAATATATTTCATCTAAATCAAATGAAGCTGATAATTTATGTTCATCATATCCCTTTCTGTTTCCAGAATCATAAGCGTTTTTTATTTGATTTTTTTCTTTTTCTAACCTTACAACTGCTAAACCTATGACTAATTTAAGGCTAATCATATCTTCTGTTTTTGCTATATCTATTAAATCAGCTATAAGATATTGCATTTGTGTTTTTTGTTTCATTTTAATTTAGTTTAATTTGTTAGTAAAAAAAGCCGAGAATATAACAATCGCTACAAGCCAGCAAGCCGAAGCAACTTTGTCCATAGGCTTGCCGTCGTGTAGCTTTAACGTTACATTTCAGGATTAAATTCTTTTCTTAATATCGTGTCTATCTTATGCGAAATTTCACTAAAATAAGTCGATTTCTGAACCGTTGCCGTGTTTGCAACACTGTTATTCAATTCCTCGCAAAAGTCGATTAAATCAGCCTTTAATTTAACCATTCTGGGGGTTGTTGGTTTTAGTTCATCAAGGTTTTCTAACATTAAATTTGAAAGGCAGAATAGCTTGTGGATCAGGGTGTTTTTTCTTTTTGGATTCATAGCTTTTCTATCTCTTGTTTAACTTCTTGCCAATA